TACGAGTTAAAAGGTTTAAAAAGTTTTAACTACGTAAAAAATATTAAAATATTTTAATAAAAAAGTTGAAATTTACCGTAAGGTTTATTATAATTAAATATATAGGAAGATAAGTAATTTATCTTTTATCCAACCAATTTAAGAATCTTTATAAATAAAGATAAATTTATTTAAGGGAGTTCAAAAATGAAATTCAAAAAACTTTTAGAGTCAGTTAATCCGTCAGATTTAGATGGAAGATATTTTTACGTTAATGAGCCAGTCAACCCAGCGGAAAAGTATGTTGTTGTTCTTACTAGCGATGGTGGAAATGTCTTCGCCCAGTTCTTAAAGAATGGTGACAAGAAACCCGGTAGAACAAGAGGTGGTTTTGAGGAATGGATTGTAGATTATTCTAAATCCAAATTAGAGGATGAATCATACAGAGTAACATTGAAGAATAGCTGGTTTGAGTTTAGAGATCGTTACGGAAGCAAGTTCGAAGGTGAATTTGATGATGAGATATTAGATATTAGGAAAGTTTCTTTCAGAAGATCTATTGTCACGGAACCTTTAAACTTCTAAATCCTCTCCTGAAAATCTCAGCTACTATTTCAGGAAAAGCAAAAAAGTCGGTTCTTTCTGAGGTGAACTGATGCTAAGTCGTGTTTCGATGCTGTTTGGATAGTATTTTTGGACTTAGTTGAAATAGGTCATCAGAGTTGTGCCTGTTTGTACTTGCCTTGTGAATTGAGGACTTGACGAATGAATACATCTCAAAGCAGTGATTTCCGAAAGATAAGAATTCAGCTCGATTAGAGTTTGCTAATCAGGACGATAACCTTATATACGAGACTAACTAGCACATGAAAAATAGTCACTCGATATATACAAATTAATCAGTCTATGTAGGGTGTATGTTCGTTCTCCTTAATGCACCCTACAGCTTGAAATTATTTTAAAATAGCTGTATAATTGAAGTGATGTTGTAGAGATGCTTGGATATTCCATCTGTAAGTGAGTGAAATAGTATTCATATTGCGGGATGGCGAAATCGGTAGACGCAACAGATTTAGGTTCTGTCGCTTTATGCGTGAGAGTTCAAGTCTCTCTTTCCGCACCATATAAAACACATCTGAAGAAGGGTGAATGTCTTCGGATTACACCTGAGAGTAACCGGATGCGTCGGGTTACTCTTTCATTAAGACGATATCAAATAAACCAGTACAGAATAAAATCGATAGTATACTCAAAAGATTAGAAGAAGAATAAGCTATCTAAATCCATCATCTTACAATTTACTCTTTTATAAATAATGAAAAGAGGTTTGATGATGACTATATCTATTTTTAAATATCCAAACAACATAGAAGACGAATCGTTTGATACTAGACGTATAGTTTTTATGGCTATTCCGGGTGAGTTAAAAGATGTTGATAAGAAATGGTATAGGGGTCAGAAAGGTGAAGTAGTATCGAAAGATTCACATGTAGATGAGATGGATGTTAGGTGTATGATCACCCTTCCAATACCAGGCTCAATTTCGGATTCACAATCACATGAATGGGCTTCCGAAAGTGTATTAGCTAGCTCATTCACCGTCGGTAAAAAACTTATCGATAAAGGTATCGATGCTGCTAGTAGGATGACTCACGGTATTATACCCGACTCGGAAGATATAGGTGATATCGTAGAAAAGTCAAACTCATTAGCCACCCACTTATTAGGAGCTAGAAAGAGAGTTCCTAATCCTGGTGAGTTTCAAACATATAACGGTTCTAGTCTCAGATCTTTTTCATTCTCTTTTGATTTCATACCAGAAAACAAGACAGAGTCTCAGAATATCATAGATATAATTACAGCGTTTAAGACTTATAGTTCACCTAGTACAGAAGACGGATACGGTGTAACCATGTTATCTCCATTCATGTGGCTAATTAGTGTAACTAACGGCGTAATTAACAAACTCATGAATCTTAAGGTGTGTGTTTGTAGTCAAGTGTCCGTCGATTATGGTACTGATAAGTTCGATATCTTTGAAGATGGAATGCCTAAGAAAATAAAACTATCTTTAAGTTTTTCCGAAACGGAACTAACATATGCTGAAAATTATAATACGGGTTTAGAAACTAGATCGAATGCTTCCACAACCGTTTTAAGCGCATCGTCAGGGTATGCTAATTCCTTTAACGAAGCTACCTCAGATAACATATTAAGTTCTGAGGGTGGTGGGGTAACGGATAAGGGTATAGAAGCATCTAAAGGTGTTATAAAGGGTATGAAAGAACAATACGACGGTTTTATGAAGAGTTTTGATAGCTGGTTTTAAATGAAAGGATTTTTACTAAATTTAGATACCTTTGAAATAGGTAATACGAAAGTTTATGACTATAACTCTATAGATTTATCTAAAGTCAGTGAGTACATCAACTCTCTAGATAAATCTTGGTTTGAGTATATGAAGACTCAGCCTAACACTAATATAGAGAAGATATGTTACGATTATTACGACGATACAGACTACTATGATTTAATCTTGTTTATAAATGGTCGTGATATGCTTCATGATATGGCATACGATAGTGATACTATCATCGATCAAGTCGAGAATAGTATTAAAGACTATGAATTCGCTATTTTTGGTAATGATCAAGATTCGATAGTTAATACAACTAGAGATAAACTTAAAGCGAGTATAGAAAGTAATCAGGACGAAAAAAACTTGAAGTTGTTATATATAAAACTAATAAAAAAGAGATATATAAACGAAGTTAAACGTAATATAGATGAAATCATATCTAATCAAAAGGATATGTTTAGGTTAGTGGACTACTTAAATGATTAAGGATTTAAAACTTTCGAAGATTAAATCGAAAGCTGTGAAGATAGATGATACCTTCATAGATGATAAGTACATCAATGATTTTATATTCGATATTGAGATAGAGTCTAACTACTTTAGACCTTCTGTAAATTGTTGTATGGTCGTTTCGGGGGATCTTTTTAACCTATCTATAGGTAGATCACCGGAAACACTTAAAGATACTAAGATAACGCTTTACTTTGAAGACGAGGCTAACGAGATATTTAGTAAGGAGTTTTACGTAGTATCATCTATTAAGGCTCAGGGAACACCTTACAAAGATGCTTGGTTGATAACGCTTATAGATGTATACGGAAGACTCTTAATATCGAAAGAATTTACAGATAGAATATCCACTAGAGGTTACACTGGTAAACCTATAGAGATTATCGAGGACGTTGTAAATGACTTGATTCCGAAAAAATCCGAAGAATGTGATATAAAGTTTATTAGAAATAGAGTATATTTTATAAACGATAATAACGTAACGGTCACTCATAGATTCGTGAGAGATATATCACCTATTGATAATATACTTAAATTCTGTAGTATGTATAATATCCATATTTTTCAGGATAATAATACTTTATACTTTATACAAAACCCAACACTGCAGGATATAAAGGTGCTAACGGCTAGAGACGGTACTTCGCTGTATTCCGAAACGTGTGTGAATAATTTATACGAATGTAAGATATGTGATAAGATTAAGCAAAATAGTTCTCTAAATAATTTGGAAAGGGTAAACTACAAACTATCGGTAAACGATAATGCTAAGAAACACGAATACAAGTACCTACATTTCAGAGATTTTATATCTATTCTTTTATTAAATAATAACATACATGATTTTAAAGACTATATAAATGAAAATTATACATACGTACCTAGTTCGATAGGTACCATCTCGATGTTAGTACATGATAACTATCTAAAGTACTTAAAAGCTAATACATTAGCTATATACACGAGATCAACATTCGATAAAGTTAATACAGGTACCGTTATAACTGTAGATCTCAGGTCGGAGGATACGTTTGCTAAGGATAAATCTAATGGTGATGTTAGATACAGTGGTAAGTGGCTTATAACATCATCTACTATAAAAATAGTAGATAATATGTACTTCTTTAGACTTAGACTTAATAGGTTTGATAACCCAACCACGGAAAGATTAACTAACGTAATCTCAGATGGGAATGTACCTGATACGGAGAAGACTATCGAAGAATCTATATCAAAAAAGGAAAAACTTCTTTCTGGGATGAGGTCAAGATGATAAACTATACATATAAAAACCCATCATACTTTAAAAACTCACTATGCTCTTCCCTACTGAGTGATATAAAAACATTTAACGATGTAAATCAGACCCTTTCGGGAACTTTAAATTCGATACGAACCGTAAGATCTTCTATCATAGGTTTGAAAGATTATGTATCACCTATTATCGAGCTACTTAACATAATGGGTCAAATTCCAAAACCACGAGATAAAACTAAGAATAAAATTATAAATGATATGAATAAAGTTATAGATGGTGTTATAGAGGATGTTAGTATCCCTATAGAAGTGATTGAGAAAACCATATCAACTATCAACCTATCCATAGGTAACCTTATTCTTATATTTGACAAAGTAACTAACGAGGTGTATAAGTACGGTAGAGAAAAATTTAATGAGTACTTCGATTATGATAATGACGATGAGTCAGTAATAGCTACAATAAAGAAGTATAGTACTGAGATAATTGGTAGTATTAGTACCGTCTTATCTACTTCGATAGCATTAATTAATCAAAACTATGCTAAGGTGATTAATATATTAAATACATTAATCACTAACATATCTGTTAAGATCGCTAAAACTATAAATAGCGCTGTTGAGAATGATGAGGCGATGTCAGATGAAGAAGTAAGAGCATCTGTAAATACTATACTAGGATCTACAGTATTACAACCTATTATAGGGTCGATCGAGAGGGATGTGGTTGGTAAGATTTATAATTGTACGGGTCCGCTTAGAAAAATAGGTGACAGGATAGGGAGTATATTAAATTGGAACTTTTCTATGGTGTAGTAACTAATAATGATGATCCTTCAAGAATAGGACGTGTTCAGGTTAGGATTTATGGTGAACATGATGATACCACCGATGACGATACACTACCGTGGGCGGAAGTCGCTCAATCAGCTTCGATAGGGCTTGTTGGTGGTATAGGTCTATCATCTGTTCTTAAGGTAGGTACATGGGTATACGTAACTAAACTACACAGCTCGGAAGTTAGATATATAGTACTTGGTGTTTGTGTGGGTGTTCAGGGTGAGTCAGGTGATACTCTGAAATACGGGAGGAGGGGTCTTTCAGATTTCGCTCAAATGTGTACTTCTGATGATGATCTACGTAATAGTGCTAAAGATGATACTACAACAACATCAAACGGTGTTGGTTTTGGTTATAATAGCACTGTAACCCCAGGTGATTATCTAAATAGTACTATACTGAGAACCGAGTCGGGGATAGTAATTGAGTTAAATGATAATCTTAAAATGCTAAAAGTAACACATCCTAGTGGTTCTGTTATTCAAATCTCTAGAGATGGGACCGTTTCGGTAACATCTTTAAATAACCTTAAGATAAACACTAAAGGCTCCTTAGATCTGAATGTTAGAGAAGATTTTAACGTAAACGTAGACGGTAATGTTAATTTTGATATCGGTGGTAGTATAAACTACCAAATCGCTTCCGACTGTAATCAATCAGTTCTAGGTAACTGGGATTTAAAGTGTAACGGAGATGTTAGACAATTCGGGTATAGTAATATATCATACAAAGTTTCTAATAATATGAGTTTTGATGTTGGTAATACACTTAGTGTTAAGAATAACTCGCATAGTGTTGATACTAAGACATTTAACGTGTCAAGTACTACAGGTCGTATTAAGTATGTTGATATTACAACACCTAAAGCTATTGATTTAAGTACGCACGTTCATACGGGTGTTAGAAGAGGAGATTCGTCTACTGATGTACCTAAGTAACTTGATTCGTATAGCTAGGTGTTGTATACACCTGTTATAAATGATTTACCGTCGTACGATTTCCCTACCTCGCTTTCCTCTTCGGAGTAATCATCGAAATCACCTATAACCATGTAGTCGGAAACGTCTATATCAGTGGAATCGGATGAATAGATTTTTCCAACTAAGTCTTTCATGTTATCGAAGTTCTTACTATCGATAAAAGGAACGAAGCATAAAGCTAAACTCATAACAAGGTCATCGTGACAACCGTCATCAGCTTGGTATTTGTTATCCTTAATTACGAAAGTATTAAGTTCGCTTATTGTTCGTTCGTCGAATATCTCAAGTTTAAGATTATCAGCGAATAGTTTCAAAGTATCTAGTATTTGATTTCTCGTTTTTGCTGAAGTTCTAAATCCGGGTTCGATATGAGTATAATTACCTTGGTTTACGTATAGGTTCTCATATTCGTATTCATTCATCAGCATATTCGCAACGAACGTACCCGCGCCTTCGTTGTTTTCAATTATCATGAAAGCTTTGTTAAATCTGTTGCCCCACTCATTTAAGAATTCAGGCATAAGTTGATAGTTACACTTGTATACCTGTGCGCTAGCAACTTGCTTAAATGGTAAGGAGGTTATATCTATGATTTGAACAGCGAAAGCATCTAGAGAACCTTTCGCAGGATCAACACCCATGATGTACTTATGTTTCTTTTCAGGTGTTTCTAAAACATGGAGATAGTTATCGTACACGATATCGGTTTCTTTAGATACAAAGTTACCAAGAACACTAGCATCTATCAACGTATATGAAGAACCTAAAAAGTGATTACCGAAGTTTTGATTAAAGTATATAAGTCCGTACTTGCTAACAACATTATCTTTAAACTCCTCGGGTGTAAGTCTTTCTCCTTTAGAGTTATACCTAGGTACATCTCTCCAATCAACTTCATACAGTAAGTAACCATTCGACGGCTCGTCTATAGTGACATCGTATAAACCGTTAGGTAGTAATTCTTCTTCTAGTACTTTATATTTTTCTTTTATTTTATTATAAGAATCAGCATCTAAATCTGTTAACTTCTTTCTCTTTTTAGCTTCCATTACCATCTTATAGAAGTGATTCATACCATTCGCTGTTGATATGAAAATATTCTTTTTCCATGTAAGTGCTGATTGTGAAGGACCTACAGAATCTATAAATTCTTGAAATATAGATGGGTTTATAAAAGCTGTTTCATCAACTACAAGTATATGAATAGTAAATCCTCTAAACGGTCCGCTAGATGGAGAGTCGGTAAGTACACGCATGTTATTCTCTGATCTTAGAGACATGGTGTTCCAAACACTAACACCTACTTTCATCCACATTGGTAGGTTACGGAATATATCAGCAATGTTATTAAGAAACTCTCGAGCTAGCTTTGATTTGTTCGCGCATATACCTATATTTTTGTCGTTTGAAAAGTTAAATTCCCATACTAAGTATATAGCTGTTGTTACAGATTTTCCACTCTGTCTAGGTTGTAGTGATACTATACTTTCGTAATCTGAAAGTAACGCTTGTAGAAACCCGTTTTGATAATCTCTAAGTTCAGGAAAGTTTATACCCTTAGGTGTTCTTATCTTAACATAGTTTTCTCTAAAATAATTAAGATCAGCGGTACATTTCTTAAGCTCTTCTATATGTATCGGTGATAGCTTCATTTGGGTATGAGCTTTCTTGAGCTCTCTATCACCATTATGCGATATTCTTTTACCGAATGCATCCAGATAGTAGTTACAATCATCCATTTCGGTATCGAGAATATCTAGAGCGATCTGTTTACCTTCATTTCCTGACATTCTTAGAGTAGTTAGCAACTCTGATGTTATCTCATCCTTGTGAGCCTTGTAATATTCGATAGTATCTTCGTTGAAAATAGACTTGATATTTTCCATAATTATACCTCGTATTATTTATATAAATAAACAAAGGAGTTTGTAATGGAAGATATCCTAGTAAAGAACGATTATAAATTTATTATCAAACTTAGAATTCTAGAAGACTTTAATGGAGAACAGTATAAACGACCTGAAGATTTATCTGAGAATCTAATATCCAATGATGATTTTTTAGATACTTTGGAGAGTTTTTTAGATTCACTATTATCGATGTACGATACGTACGATACGGTAATGTCTAGATTCGTTTTAGAGTGTATGATTAGGAGAGCAAAGGAATATGGATATAAAACTTATTAAGAGATTATATTTAAACGCAAAACCGGGTATTATTGACGAACTAGCAAAACAGCTTGAGAGCGTTTCGTGGCATGATGAAAACAAGATTCATTTCTTAGCTCAGGTAGCTCACGAGTCCGGTGGATTCCGATTCGTGAAAGAAAATCTCAACTATTCAGAACTCGGTTTGATGAAAACGTTCCCTAAGTATTTTAACTACGGTGGTAGAAATCCAAAAGAATATGCTAGGAACCCTGATAAAATTGCCGATGTTGTGTATGCCAACCGGCTCGGGAATGGTGATGTAAATTCTCACGACGGTTCTAAGTATAGGGGTCGCGGTTTAATTCAAATCACAGGTAAGTTCAACTACACTAAGTGTTTAGAATGGTTAGGTGTTACAGACCCGAATTACCTCGAAACTAATGAGGGGGCTGTTAGGAGTGCTATATGGTTCTGGGATTACAAGAAACTTTATTTGCTAAACGATGTTAAGGTTATTACTAAACACGTGAATGGTGGTCTTAACGGTTACGATGATCGTATGGAACAGTACAGAAAGATTAGAAGTCTTTTACTAGGATTAAAATAATTACTAAAATATTTTAATAAAAAGTTGATATTATCTCAATGTTATTATATAATTAAATAAATAGAGTTATTGATAGGGGGTTAAGTAATGAAATTAAAACATCTATTAAATGAAGATTTTGATAAAGTTAAAAAACTTATTCTTAAAGAATTTGAAACATATGACGATTTTATGGAATTTGTTAAAACTTTTTCAAAAAGAGATTTTAAAGTTAGACCTAAAACCGAAGAAGAATTACAAGAAATTATAAAAAACACTATTAGTGAGCAAGGTAATAATTGTGATCTCAATTTTATTGATACATCTTTAATTACTGATATGACTAATTTGTTTATGGGTATGTTTAATTTCAATGGTAAAATCGATAAGTGGAATACTTCTAATGTAACTAGTATGAGAGGTATGTTTAGAAATGCAGAATCCTTCAATCAGCCCATCGGCAACTGGGATACCTCTAGGGTTACTGATATGAGTTATATGTTCGTAGGTGCAGAATCCTTCAATCAGCCAATTGATAAGTGGGATACTTCAAAAGTCACCAATATGGGAAGTATGTTTAGGGATGCAAAATCCTTCAATCGACCAATTGATAAGTGGGATGTTTCTAAAGTGAGAAGTATGCTTGTTATGTTCGATGATACTAAATTAGAAAAATCAGGAAACCTTCCTGATTGGTTTAACAAGAAATAAGAGGTTAATAAATGAAATTCAAAAATTTAAACGAAGCGAAACTGAAGTTTGATTCTATTAAAGATATAGTGATGATCAATACAGTTTTAAGAAAGATTTTAAATCCGGTGTGAATTGGATTATATTAGAAGTAATATATGATTTAGGTGATGATGAAGGATATTTCACTATAGGATTTAGAACAGGTGGCGGGTATCGAACTAATCAAAATACCATAGTTGCGGATCCTAAGACGATGCAACAGACTATTGACTTTGTTAAACAGTTCTGTAACGGATCACCTAATGATTTAGATACAGATTTATTACATGAGTTAGGCGCAGCCGCTGATTAAACGAAGAGCAATATTAGCTACTTTATAAAATCCACCTCAATATTGAGGTGGATTTTAGTACTACAGACCGTTAGCTATATCGGGGTCGGTTTCGATATGAAACTCGAGTTCGTATGTTGTTAACTTAGGCTCATCAACTATTATATCAATTGTTATGTTTCCTCTTTTATCAGTGTAAATTTCATAATCCCATATAATACACCAATCAATGAAATCTTCAAAAGCACCATAACCCTTTCTAGCGTACTTACTAACTTCTATAATGAACTTTTCAGATCCCTTAGAACCCTTAAATTCATTTTGGAATTCGTAGGAGCATATTAAATCTTTAAAGATATCAAAGCTAATATTTCTACTATGAGTACTATCTACAATCGTAAAATCCTTAATAATATCGTACTTAGTAAATTTAAACATTATATTATATCCTATCTTAAATAATATATTTATTTCGTACACGATTTATTATATAATATAGTAAAAGAAGTGATATTAAAAGGTATGTTTATATGGAGTTAAAATGGGTTAAGAGATTCTTCAATCTCACAAAAGATATTTCAACATGGTCGAAAGATCCCTCAACTAAGGTATCGGCTATAATAGCAGATGATAATTATAGGATAGTATCTCAGGGTTACAATGGGTTTCCTAGAGGTGTTAAGGATAGTGATGATAGGTATAACAACAGGGAACTTAAATATAAACTTGTTGTACATGCTGAATTAAACGCTATCTTAAATGCTTTATACAATGGTTCGTCTGTTAAGGGTTGTTCTATTTTTGTTCATAACTTACCCGTATGTAGTGAGTGTGCTAAGGCGATTATACAATCAGGTATTAAATATGTATATATAGATACAAGGATAAATGATCGTTGGGTTGAATCATGGAGTTATTCTTTAACGATGTTTAAAGAATCCGGTGTTAGAGTTTATTTTTATTCATCTGAGGATGATAGTGTAATTGAGTTATAAGGATTTAGCAAATGTTTATTACTAAACGAGATGGTTCTCGAGAAGAATTTAACGTAGATAAGATTAGGTGTGCTGTTGAGAAAGCTTATGATGCTACGTATGAGAATACAAGTGACTCCGAAGTAGATAAAATTATCAACTTACTTATAAAAAAGTATAATGATAAACTTACATCAGTTGAAGGTATTCAGGATTGTGTAGAAAAGACTCTTATGGAGCTTGGTTATCATGATATAGCTAGAAACTATATCTTATACAGGGATAAGAGAGAGAATATTAGAACGTCGAAGACGAAACTTAGTAAAATTTTTGATAAGATTTTGAAGTCTGAGGGTGATATCAACCGTGAGAATGCTAATGTTAATGGTGATGCTCCTATGGGATTAATGCTTCTTTTCGGTTCAGAATTCGAAAAAGACTATGTTAAGAGAAACCTTATAAGTGAAAAATTTGTTCGTTTACATGATGATGGGTATATACATATTCACGATTTGAACTTTTATGCATGTACGTTTAATTGTTGTCACATTGATTTAGAAACACTCTTTAAAAATGGTTTTAATACCGGTGATGGTTACATAAGAACACCTAATTCAATTCAATCAGCCGCATCTCTAGCCGCTATTGTTATACAGTCGAATCAAAATGATATGTTCGGTGGTCAAGGTATTCCTATGTTTGAGTACAACTTGGCTCCGTATGTAGCTAAGTCATTCGCTAAGAGACTTAAAGAGTGTATCGAAATAATTCGTGGAGTTTCACTCGGTAACAGTTTAAACGAATACATAGATAACCTTTATAAATCTAGAGGATCTGTATTAGATAATCTAGACGATGTTAAGAGGCATTATGATTCCTTACTTAATATTTCTAGTAGTGAAAATTTAACAGATAGAATCGTAGATAAAGCTGTTGAAATGACTGATAAAGATACCTACCAGGCTATGGAAGCTCTTATTCACAACATGAATTCACTACATTCGAGAGCAGGCGCCCAAACTCCATTCAGTTCCATAAACTACGGAACGGGTACAACCGCAGAATGTCGAATGATTATCAAAAACATCCTTAAAGCAACTGAAAATGGCCTAGGAAATCATGAAACCCCTATATTCCCTATTCAAATATTCAAAGTTAAGGAGGGTGTAAATGCTCTGGAAGGTGATCCTAATTATGATTTGTACAACTACGCCTGCACTGTAACCCCTAAGAGGTTTTATCCAAACTACGTAAATATTGACGTCCCATTCAATCTACAGTATTACAGAGAGGGTAAACCCGAAACGGAAATGGCTACAATGGGCGCGGTGTCTGAAGACTGTCATTTATATGTAAAAATCAACAACGGCGTTCCTGTTGACATTACTATTAAGTCTCTTTTTGATTTCTGTAAAACTGGTGTTCTTGTAGAGTCACGACCATGTGATATTTTCTTTAATAAAGAACGTGTACTTTTAAAGGGTGATAAAACAGTTCAAGAAAAATCAGGAATCACACCAGGGGCAGGAGTATATTCAATTACATACATACCTGAAGATGTTTCTTATGTAGGTAGTTCATCTGATGTAAACAGAAGACTTACAGAACATAGATGTAGTATTAGACTCACTGGTGGTATAGATGCAGGTGTTTGTTTTGGTGACACTAATTTAGATAACTATGAATTTAAGGTATTAGAATATACTAATAATTATAGGGATAGGGAAAAATTCTATATACAGAATTCTAAAAATGTAAATTATAAAGGTGTATCACAGAGATATCATAAACAATGCGGTGGAACTAAACGTTTGTATGAAAGACCAAACTTTAGGCAGAATTTAGATATCAAACAAGATCTTGTAGATGCAAGTGAGCTTGACATCATGATTCTCGATAGAGATATGAAATGGGTTAAGATGAATCATATATTCAAGAATGATCATAGAAACACGCCAAGAATGATGTTTATATACTACAAAGAGTTTGATAAAGAGTATTGTTTAAAGTGTACTGAAGATCATCCGTTGTATGTTGGTGAAAACAAGTTTGTTAGAGCAGACTCTTTAAAAATTGGTGACAAGATTTATAGAGCGGATAATCTAGAACTTGAAATTACTGACATCTCATGGTGTTGGAAGAGTGTTGATAGTTATGATATAGGTACAGTAACAGGATCATTTATTGGTTCTGATATCATTATGCATAACTGCCGTACAAGAGTAATTGGTCAGCTAAATACAGATGAGGGATCTGTAAGAAATCGTGGTAATATTGCATTTACGACTATCAACTTACCTCGAATCGCTCTTGAGACTAAAAACATCGAAATGTTCTTCAAGCGTTTCGATGAAATAATTGATGATTGTATAAATGAACTTTTAGAACGTGTTAACTTTCTTTGTAAGAAAAAAGTTTACAACTTCCCGTTCTTAATGGGTCAAAACCTGTATATGGGTTCAGAAAATCTCAATTGGGGTGATGATATCGAACCTGCATTACGAAACGGTACACTATCAGTTGGCTTTTGTGGATTAGCGGAATGCTTGAAGTCATTAACGGGAAAGCATCATGGTGAAGCAAACAAATCGTATCAATTAGGTTTGTCTATTATTAGATACTTACGAGACAGGACAGATAAAGCTACAACCGAAACGGGATGGAATTTTTCTACATTCGCTACTCCAGCGGAGTCTACAGCTGGAAGATTTTTGAGGATAGATAGGGAGAA